TAGTAACATGATGCCACGAAAAGTGATGTTTGGAGTAGCCGTATTAGGCGCTTCAATCTTTGTGATGCGCGGAAGTGCAAGAAGTCTTGCTTCTTTCGTAAGCGAAATGCTGTCCAGCGACCCCTCTGTAGAATCAGATGTCGCCAGAGACGCTTTCGACGAGTGTGAGATTGTCCCTCTCAAACCTGTTCCCGGACATACTCACGCTCAGGCCGCCTGCTTGAGATCCTCCGTTACGGCTGCCATGTTTCGCATGGCTTCATACTGCGGAGTCCGCCTTTACATCGTTCAGATGTCAAAATCTGATCAACGTAAAGATCTCGCAGGATCGAGAGACTGGAGATGGTCTAAGGATACCAAGGCTGACGTCCGAAATGATAAGATGCAGAAGAATGATTTTAATTACCTGTGTGATGTCGACTATTATGTCGATATGCCACACATGCTAGCATCTGACCCGAAGACGACAGCTCTTTACACTGTTGTGCCTGAGCAGGCTGTTATCAACAATGTTGATAGCCATACTGCTTGGTTTGACGTTAAAGGGGTACTCCATTCCATTGTGCATGGTTCAGGAAGTTATCAACACTACCTGTGGGACTATGCTTCTGACAACGTTTTGGCGTGTAAGAAATTTCTCGGTATTCCCTACCGAGTAGTTCCCTATGCGGTGGAACGTAAGCAAGTCGCCATGCACCGACAGCTGATAATGCTAACTCCTCTAAGAGTTTTTAATGGAGTGGCAGCATTACTGGCGTATTTTCTGTTGGACGGAAAGGAATTGAAACGCTTCCAACCAATTGTCAAATCGGACAATGGGGAGAAATTTGTTCGGTTCCGTGTCCATACACCTGAAGGTACGAAGACAACTACCGCCAAGCCTGATTCCATGGCATGTGCTACGGTCGACTCTGACGTCGACGATAGCATAGCCACGGTCAAAAGGCTTGGAACTGCTAATCTTATGCTACCAACTACTGCGAGTTGGGTTGGCGGAGATAGAATGGCGGCTGCGGTGTTGACTGAATACCATCGAACTACTGGCCCGAGACTACTGCCTACCGTGTATCCGGTTTGCAAAGCAGTCAGGGCTTACCAGTTTGAACCGAAGGTTTTCAATCAGGAAGATCGTCCAAAACTCGATGCGTTCATGAACCCGTTTGTGCACGGAGCTTATGCTCCTGTGCCAAACGCCGCTGGAGAAAGGCGCTGTGTTGAGGGAAGAATTAATTCTCTCAAGAAGGAAGAGCCCAAGCCTAGCACGTTTCGTGATCGTTGCGTTGAGGAGTTTGCGACCCTCATCGCTCAAGGCCATATTCTTGAGCCTGTCGGATATGATGTCATAGCCGACAAGCAAACCAATCCAGCCCAGAAGCTGTCACTGGCGAAAGCCGTTGTGGCAGGGCCTACAGTTAAGAATGTTCTCAAGTGTTTTATTAAGGCGGAGGCGTATTCGGGACCAAAGGACCCCCGTAACATCTCCACCTATAACGACCGAGACAAACTGTCTATGGCGCAGTTTGCATTGTCCCTGGCAAAACATTGCAAACAATTTACCTGGTACGGCCCTGGCAAGAAGCCTTTGGAGATAGCGCAGCGTGTTGCCGAAATTTGTGCTGATGCGGAATATGTAAATGTTTCGGATTACCACAGAATGGACGGCACGATCTCCTACGCTTTGCGTCAGGTTGAGCGTGTGTTGTGTATGAAGGTCTTTGCACAACACAGGATTGAAGTGAATGATTTACTTAAGAGGAATGTCGATAATACAGGCTACCTCCCACAAGGAACAACATTCAATCAAGAATCCTCGCATGGATCAGGCTGTTCCGCTACTAGCCTTTTCCAAACGCTCCGTGGAGCGTTCGCGTCTTACCTCGCCTACCGCCTCAAGGGGCTTTCGAAGGAAGGGGCTTTCGAATCACTGGGAATTCATCTCGGTGACGATGGCCTCGATCCTGACCTGCCCATACACAAACACCAGCAAGCTGCCAAGCTTGTCGGACTTGTGCTGGAGGCCGGCATTGTGGCAAGAGGGGATAGAGGAGTCAATTTCTTGGCACGCTATTATTCACCAAACGTGTGGTATGGAGCTCTTGACAGTATGTGTGACTTCAAGAGACAAATCTCTAAGCTACACACAACGGTTCGCTTACCTGAAAATGTTAAGCCTGAACATAAAATGGTCGAGAAAGCGATGTCGTACCTTACAACGGATTCGTCAACACCTGTCATCGGGGCCTATTGCCGAAGAGTGTTGGTGCTGTCAACATACAGACCAAAGACACCTTTGGGAATTGGTACTTGGTGGAGCAAGTTTGCTTGCTCCGACCAATACCCCAATGAAAATGTTGATGGATGGATGGATGTGGAGCTTGCAGTTAACTTCCCAGAATTCGACCGTTCCATCTTTGATGAATGGATGGATACCGTCGGGACAATCGAGGAAGCCCTTACACCTCCGCTATGCTCAGAGATTGAGCCTGTTCCACTCTCAGTGGTTCCAGTTGTGGTTGACGACCAAGTCTACCCCCCCAAAACGCCTAGCGACGAAATGCCGTCTCCCCGTGTCAAAGGAGAGGCTCGAAGAACAAGACGCCCCCAACGTAGGACTGATTCTGTCCGAGCAGGCACCGGCTCACGACGAAGCCGAAGAAGTCGCGCACCTAAGAAGAAGGATGCGTACAGACTTAAGAATTAAAGCATCAATCACTTGATGTCGCTTTGAAGATGATTCGCTCTCTAATTACCATAAATACTAGTACTAAAG